ACGTGTCTGGCCGCCTAGCACTGCTCGAGCTGTCCCGCGAAGACCAGGACGCGATCCGCGCCGGCCTCCTCGCGATCGGTGTGGGCACACGCCGCGGCCGCCACAAGTCGGGACATGAGCGCTTCGCAGCACGCGGGCGGGTCGCCGGCCACCTCACCGTCGACCACCCCCTCGCAACCGCGGTGGAGACCCTGTGCCGCCAGCTGGGCCACCACAAGCAGAACCCGGGCCGGATCGGGAAGGTCGGCTGCGGCTCTTGCTGGGAGGCCTGCATCCGCTCCGACGAACGCAACCAGATCGAGCGCCGGCGGCGCGCCTCAGCCGCCACCCCGGAGCCTGAGGAGGCCCTGTCATGACCCAGATACCCGCCCACGTCGACACCGTCGTACCCGACCCGGACGCCTCCCACATCCGGGTCACCGTGACCGACGCCGACCAGCCGTTCCACTGCACCCTGGTCGCCGGCAACAGCGAGCCCACCTGGTGGACCGAGAACTACACCGACCGCGACGGCGCCAAGGCCGCGATCTTGTGGCTGGGCCGGTTCGTCTCACCCGTGGGCCGCTCGACGGCGTGGATCCCGATGACGGCACCGGAGAGCTCGGGTTACCTCGAGGTGTGGCTCGACGACGACGAGCTCGGCCAGAAGGTCCACATCCCGGTCCGGTACGTCGATCAACGCCACCCGGCTGACCCCGCCGGCGGTGCCTGGTGAGCGGCTACCGCCGACAGGGCCGCGCCCGCAAACGTGACCTCCGCGCGCGACGCCTCGCCCTCGAGCCGGGCCTGCGGAGCCAGCGCCAGCTCTTCCGTGAGCGCCGCCGTGAGCTCCGGGCCAGGGCCCCCAGGACGCTCGAGCAGCTGTTCGCCGACGTGGTCAGCGAGATCGACCGGAAGGTGCTGTCATCATGATCGGCTGGGCGATCGTCGGGCTGGTGGGCCTCGTCGCGGCCGGGACCGTGGTGAGGAGCGTCCGGCGGGTGAACGCCGGGCGCGCCCAGAGCCGTGACGTCGTCTCGCTGGCAGAAGAGGGGCGTCGTCTCGCCAGCCAGCGCGACGACCTGATCGCGGCTGGCGTGGATCCGGCCCAGCTCGCGATCCCGCTTCACCTCGTGACGACGGAAGAGGCTCAGGCGCTGAAGAGGACGCTCCAGGCGGTCGGTGCACTCAGTCTCGAGGAGGTGCAGTGGTCCTTCGACGTCGCATCCAACGGGCTCGTGGTGACGTTCCTGGGCGAGGATGGCGATTGCGCCATGGTCCTCGGTCACCACGCCGCGGTCCGCGACGCGGAGATCGCCGCGGCGCTCGCCGAGCACGACATGGCGGACGGTGACGCGGAGGACTACGCCGGCCCGTACGAGAACCGCTGGGCCGTCATGACGGAGCACCGAGACGACTGCCGCGAGCAGCTGGCCGAAGAGCGCGAAGAGCTACGCCGCGACATGGCCGAGGAAGGTGCGACCGAGGCCGAGATCCGGGCGGAGCTCGAGGCCGTGTCCTGCAGCTGTGACGAGTTCGGCTGGTGGGCTGACTACTCCGATCGCGTGACCGCTGAGACACCGGGCGCGATCGCGGTCACGGTGTGGTCCGTATGAGCACGCCACGACCGCCCCGACGCCCACCGTGGCCCGCCGGTACGTGGCCGTCTGCGTTGCAGATGCTCGACTGGGTCCGTACCGGCGCCTCGGCCGACGTGGTACCGACCCTTGCGACGCTCCTTGATCTCGCGGCAGTGGGGGTCACCGCCGATCAGGACCGTGTTCGTGCCGGCCGGTACAGGTCCGCGTGGCTGTCTGCTCGCCGGCGTTCACGTAAGTCGTCGGGGTGGATCGCGCGCTGCCAGTTCGTGAGCCCGACACCGTGGGGCTCTTCGCAGTGCTGTCTGCCTGATGGCCACGAGGAACGTCACGCCTACTCGCCGAGCGAGTCGATCCCTGAACAGGTGGAGCAGTCATGACCCTCGAGATCTCCAAGGACCTGTCTCTGCCGCTGCAGGCTGTCACGGAGACGTTCGCGCTCTTGGCCAAGCGGGGCGCTGGGAAGTCGAACGCCGCGGTGGTGATGGCTGAGCAGATGTATGACGCCGGCCTTCCGTGGGTGGCGGTTGACCCCAAGGGCGACTGGTGGGGTGTCCGTTCCGACCAGTCAGGCACCGGCCCGGGGCTGCCGGTCCTGGTCCTCGGTGGCCAGCACGGCGATGTGCCGCTCGAGCCCACGGCCGGCACCCTGGTCGCCGACCTGATCGCGGGCGAGCGCCTCACGGCCGTCGTCGACGTGTCGCTGATGTCCAAGGCTGACGCCCGCCGGTTCCTCGCCGACTTCGCCGAGCGTTTGTACAAAGCCAATACAGAGCCGCTGCACGTGTTCGCCGAAGAGGCCCACGAGTACATCCCTCAACGTGTCACCGCTGGCGATGCCCGCATGGTCGGCGCCTGGGAAAAGCTCGTGAAGTGGGGCCGCACCCACGGCCTCGGCGTCACCCTGATCACCCAACGCTCGGCCTCGCTGAACAAGGACGTCCTGACCCAGGTCGAGACACTGATCGCGCTGCGCACCACCGGCCCCCAGGACATCGCGGCCATCCGGTCGTGGGTCGACGAGCACGAGACGGGCAAGGAGGTCCTCGCCGAGCTCCGCAAGCTCCCGTCGGGTGACGCGTACGTCCTGTCACCGCAGTGGCTCGAGCTCGACGACCCGTTGCGGGTCACGTTCTACCGTCGCCGCACTTTCGACTCCGGTGCTACTCCGAAGGCCGGGCAGAAGCGCACAGCCCCGCGGTCGAGCGCCGAGGTCGACCTAGCCGCCCTCAAGGAGGCGATGGCCGAGACCATCGAACGTGCCAAGGCCGACGACCCGAAGGAGCTGCGGGCCCAGGTCGCGCAGCTGCAACGGGACCTCGCGGCCGAACGTGCTAAGCCGACGCCGGCGGCCGAGCCCGAGCTCGTCGAGGTCCAGGTTCTCGACCCGGCGATCGCTGGCCGCCTCGAGGACCTCCTGGTGCCGCTCACCCACGAGCTCGCCAGCCTCGGCGGCGCCCTCGCGGTCCTGCGTGACTCCAAATCGAGGTTCGCGCCCGGCCGCTCCACCAAGGTCACCCTGCCCAGCCGCCCCATCCCCCATGGGGCCGCTCCCGCAGCGTCTGCTCCGGCGCCGCGACGAGCGGGGACTCGCGCCCCGGCTGGGCAGGGCCCCGACGACGCCGGCGACCTCACCAAGCCGATGCGCCGCGTCCTCGACGCTCTCGCCTGGCTCGAAGCGGCCGGCTTCGGTGAGCCCACGAAGATCCAGACCGGGTTCATCGCTCAGTACCGGGTCAGCAAGAAGGGCGGCGGAAACTTCGGCAACGTCCTCAGCCAGCTCCGCGGCGCCGGCCTGATCGACTACCCGTCACCCGGCTCGGTCGCGCTCACAGACGCGGGCCGCGCGAGGGCGACTCCTGTAGACATCGAGCCGACTACCGCGGGGCTGCAACAGGCGATCAACGCCAGGTTGGCCGAGCCGGAACGGAGAGTGCTCGCGGGCATCATCGACGCCTACCCGGATTCCCTGACTAAGCAGGACGCCGGCGCCCTGGCCGGGTACTCGGTCAGCGCCAAGGGCGGCGGCAACTTCGGGAACATCCTGAGTCGTCTCAGATCGCTCGGTCTGATCGACTACCCCGGGCCTGGCCTGGTCGTCGCCACTGACGTGCTCTTCCTGGAGCGTGTGTGATGACGGCCCGGGAGGAGGCGCTGGCTGCCCTTGGGGAGCGGACCGCGCGGGCGACTGCTCGAGCCATGGTGTTGGCGATGCTGGATCTGGCTGACGCGATCCGTGGGACTCGATCGGTGGGCGAGGTGCGTAGCTATCCGTATCCGCCGCCGCCGCCGCCACCACCTGGCGTGAACCCGTCGGCTCGGCCCAACAACCCGGCGAATCGCCGCCGATGAGTAGGCGGACGAAGGACCAGGCCGAGCGGGACCGTGGGGATCTGCTGCTGGCCCTCGAGGAGGACGGGAGCGCGGTGCACACGCACGTCCTGATCGCGCGGGTGTTGGGGTATGCCTCGGTCAATGCGCTGTGGGAGGCCTACCCGCGGCCGGCTATTCGGCAGGCGATGGCGGACCTGCAGGTGTTGAAACGCCAGGGCCGTGTCGTGGGTCGGATGAATCCGGGTCAGTACCAGCTGGAGTGGCGGCTGGCCACGGCGGCGGACTTGGACGACGAGGACGACGCGCGTGAGGTGGCTCGTCTCTATGCCGGGTGGCAGGAGGCCGACTCGTGAAGCGGATCCAGCGGCTGCGGACGAAGGGTTGGCGGATGCCAGAGGGCGCGGTCTACGTCGGCCGCCCCACCAGGTGGGGCAACCCCTACGCCGTCGGAGGCTGGGTCACCATCCACGCTGACCGGGGTGAGGACGCCGGCCTGACCCACGACATCGAGCACGGTCGTCTCGGCATCACCATCGAGCAGGCAGTCGAGGGCTTCCGGGACCTGATGGACCTCCGCCTCTCCCGGCCGCCGTACGACGACGACTGGGCGGAGGAGTACCAAGGAAGCTGGACGAGGTGGCTGCAGGAGCTCGTTGGCCGCGATCTAGCGTGCTGGTGTCCCCTGGACCATCCCTGCCACGCCGATGTGCTGCTCGAGCTGGCGAGACGCTCATGAGCCAGTGCAGGGAGTGCGGGGCGGACATCGTGTTCGGGCGGACGGGCAACGGCAAGGCGATGCCGCTGGACCCGGCCCGGTACCCCGATGACGACGAGAAAGCGAATCTGGCGGTCTTCAAGGACCACACGGGCCGGATCAACGTCCGGGTCCTGAAGGCGGGTGAGACGCCGGAGCGGTATGAGCACCGTGGGATGCCGCACTTCGCGACGTGTGCGAAGCGGGTCGCGGACGGCGCAGCTCGGCGGGGTGATCTCCGCAGCGAGGGCGTGATCCCGTTCCCGAAGAGGCGGCGTCGGTGAGCCGGACTGGCCGCGAGCTGGTGAACCTGTCCCAGGCGGCGAGGCGCGTCAACAGGCCGCGTACGACGGTGGCGGGCTGGGTGGCTCGTGGGCTGCTGTTCCCGGTGGGCCTCGATCGCGACGACCACCCGTTGTACGACCTGGCCGTGGTGAGGAACCTCGCGGTGGCCACGAACGCTCGCCGTCGCCGGCGGACTCGAGGAGGATCGACTTATGGATGAACCAGTCTTCACGCTCTACGTGGACGGCCTGTTCTCGAAGTGGGGCAACGGGGACGGTGACGTGCCTGACTGGCTGCTCGATCTCCTCGACGAACGAGGCATCGACTGGTCTGTCGCGGACACCGCCTGGCACGACGTCCTCTACAAGTTGGTGCTGGAGTACCTGGTGCCGGCGGTCACCCCGCCGATCGAGGTGTTCCGGATAGAGACGATCCACAACCCGGTCCGCGTCGCGAAGGTCGATGGGGTCGAGGTCCCCTGGGAGGTGGTCGGCGGACACGAGGAGTACGACGGCCCGGCTCTGCGACCCGATCACGTCGACGTCCCGATCGACGCCGTGATTCGTGCGATGGGCCTCGAGGTCGTTCAGGGTGAAGTGGTGCCGGGTCAGCTCACGGCCGGCGAGCCGAACTGACCACGCGGCAGGACGTAGGTGTCGCCTACCTTCTCGCCTTGCAGGGTGCCGCGCTGGATCCGCTCGAGCACTGACTGCCGTGTGACACCGAGCAGCTTGGCGGCCTCGGTGACCGACACCAGCTGCGGCAGGGGCGCCCACCCTTCGCGGGCATCGAACTCGGCCTCGGTCATGACCTCGCAGGCGATCGGCTCGGCGCCGGTGGCGTCACTGATCACCAGGGTGGCGATCCTGGTGGCCTGGGCCAGCGTCTCGGCCGGCAGGCTAATCCGTACTTCGAGCCAGCCGCGTGCCGACGTCGACACGGCGGGGTGGAAGCTGGCCAGGTCGTCGATCAGGTCGTCGGCCACATCGGCCGCCGCGGTCTTGGTCTGCACCTCGACGAGTGCGTTGTACATCTGCATGTTCGTTCTCCTCTTCCGGTCCTCGATCCCTTGGGTCACACTGGGGGTTCGAGGACCGGGGCACTTTGTTTGCCCCGGTCCTCTTGGCTGCCGGTCTAGGGCGGCCACTTGAACCCGGCCCGCCGCAGGGCGGCGAGCGCGTTCTTCAGAGCCCGCCAGTCGCTCGCGCTGCCAGAGAACGTCGCGACGGCCCGGCCATCACGGAACACCATGAGGTGTCCCTTCTTGGTGGTCTCCGTCTCGAAGCCCTGCGCGTGGAGCGCCTTGCGGATCTTCTTCAGGTCCTTGTCCATCTTCCTTCACCTCCTCTCGGTTGACAAGGTCAGTCTATCATCTAGCCCTGTCGATTAACAGGGTTCAGCGAGGTTTTTACCAACTCCTGACCCACCAGCAACTTCCGACACACCCAACCCGGTCCTTGCCCGAACCACGCTCATACGTCACCCTCATGACACAGTCCCCACCCGACTACCCACCCCGCCCCAGCCGCACCACCAGGCCGGCCGGCGGGGTTTCTGCTGTCCCGACACCTCGACGTCGCGTCGTCATACACGGACTCGACGTGTCGGGCTCGACCAGCTGCGCGGGCCACTCCGGTCTCGCCTTCCGAAGGACTCGCGCAGCAACCAACGTGGCCCCGGCCTCCTGGAGCGATGACCCGCACAGGGGACGCCTGACCTCGACCCCTCGAGCGAATCCGCTTCCAACCGAGCGGGCCGGGGCCACGAACACATCCGGAGGAGGTGCCCCGATGCACACCACCGAATCGCTCCTCAACAGTCGCGAGCTCACCGAGCACCTCGTCGACCAGCTCGGCCGACGTCGGCGGATCCTCGTCGTGATCGACCGCACCGAAGACACCGACGCCTGGCGCAAGCAGCTCGAGGATCGCGTCTTCACCAGCTGGCAGCCGAGCCGAGTCATCCGCCGCTCGACCGGCTTCCACACCATCGAGCTGATCGGCAACAGCACGGTCGACGTCGTCTCGGTCCGGTCGATCCACGGTGGAGCTGGTCGCGCCCACACGTACGACGTCGCGGCCGTCCCGGTCGACGCCGACGAGCGCGTGCTCGAGGTCGTGGTGCCGGCGATCGCCGCATCGGTGCACGGCCGACTCGTGCGGCACTCGGTCGGCGTCCGAACCTGACGCGCGATGTCGTCGACGAGACGCGACGAATTTCGCGAAAAAAATCCAGAGACCGGCCAAGACGACGGTGACACTGTCATCGCTTTTCCCTCCCCGAACGCGCGCGCGTTTCGCCAGGAGACGCTCGCGGCCCCTCGCGATGCCGCGCGGCGCCGGCCGGCACGGGCAGGTCGGGGTTGACCGATCGTGCCCAACCCACGCGGGTCCGAACACCAGAAGACCAAGGCCCGCCTACTTCCTCACGCCTACGGCAAGCCGTGTCCGCGCTGCGGTGAGCCGATGCTCAAGGGCCAGGTCCTCGAGCTCGGGCACACCGTGGACCTCGTCGACGATCCGAACTCGAAGGGCGACCGGATCGAGCACATGACGTGCAACCGAAAAGCCGGGCTCGAGGCTGGCCAGGCGCACTCCCGGTTCAAGCACAGCCGTAAGTGGTGAGACGCGGTGACCACGAGGAAGACTGCAGCGAAGAAGGTGCCGGCGAAGGCGCCGACCCGACGTACGGCAAAGGCCGCGGCGCCCGCGAAGAAGACGCCGGCCAAGAAGGCGACGGCCAAGAAGCCGACGTCTAGGAAGTCGACTGCCCGCAAGTCAACCGGTGCGGCGAAGCGGCCGCCAGCTGCCGCACCTCGCCGGACCGGGCGGAAGCCGAAGCCAGACCCGAGGCTGATCGAGGTCCTCCAGGCGCGACGTGACTCGAAGTCGTTCGAGACGATCGCGGCCGAGCTGAAGTACCCGAACGCCGCGGCCGCGTTCCGTGCGTTCGAGCAGGGCATGCAGCTGCTCGAGATGACGTCGGTCAGCAACGAGCGGCTGCTCGAACGTGAACGGCTCGAGCATCTGCAGAGTGTGCTGTGGCCCGAGGCGCAACTCGGTGACCCGAAGGCCTTGGACCTGCTGCTGAAGGTGATCGACCAGAAGACGGCGATCCCGTCTCCACTCGACAACCGGCCCGACCGACCGCTTGGTCCGGTCGAGGCCGGCACGAAGCTCGAGACGGCGACGTTGGCCAGCCACGCGCCAGCGCTCGCGGCCGCGGTTCTCACGCTAGCCCGCAACGTTGACGACAACGCCGGCGACCCGAAGGCCGCGGCGATCGCTGCGCGAGAGCTCCGGATCTCGATGACCCAGCTCCGCGGCCTGGCCGGCACCCGGCTCGAGCCCGAGCACGATGACACACCGAAGCCGCGGAAGGGCAGGAAGTCGGTCGTGGTACCGGAGTCGCGCTTGGAGCAGTTGAGACGTCTGGCCGACAGTGGTCCTAGCTCCTCCTGAGCGGCTGGTCGGCAGCCAGCAACCGACCCACCGACTCTCTCCTCCGGGGGCGCCGAACAGCAAGATCGACGCGGTCCTCGGCCTGGCCGAGCTGGTCCAGGTCGACCTGTACGACTGGCAGAAGGAGTTCCTGGCCGACGGGCTCGCGGTCGTTCACGGGGTGGACGCCGCCGGCCGGGCTGCTGACAAGTGGGCCAGCTACCAGGTCGGGCTCGAGCTGTCGCGGCAGAACGGCAAGTCGGTCGTCTTCGAGATGCGGTGCGTGGCTGGGCTGTTCCTGTTCCGAGAGCGGGAGATCGTCTACTCGGCCCACAAGGGCGAGACGGCGATGAAGGCCTACAACCGGATCCAGGACCTGATCTACCGAGCGCCCGAGCTGTTGCGCGAGATCAAGCGGTTCGGTGCGACCAACGGCAAGGAGATCATCGAGACCTGGGACGGCCGGAAGCTCCGGTTCCGGACCAGGACCGCCGGTGGCGGCCGCGGCCTGTCGGGGGACTGCGTGATCCTCGACGAGTCACAGGAGCTCGTCGACGAAGAGATCGCGGCGCTCATGCCGGTCGTCTCGGCCATGCCCAACGCGCAGCTCTGGTACGGCGGATCGGCGGGCACGAAGAAGTCCACAGTCCAGGGCCGGCTCATCCGCCTGGCCGAACGGGAGCGGCCACGGCTGACGTACTGGCGGTGGGCGATCGGCGACGACATGGATCCGGACTCCCCGACCACATGGGCCCGGCTCAACCCGGCGGTGGGACACACCATGACCATCGAAGACATCGCGGCCGAGCACGACGTGATGTCGCCTCAGAAGTTCGGCGAGGAACGGCTCGGGGCCGGCGACTACCCACGCGAAGAGGGCGAGGACTGGGTCATCCCGCGGACCGCGGTGGAAGCGGCCGCGGACGAGGCATCCAAGATGGTCGGTCCGGTCCTGTTCGGCGTCGAGGTCAAGCACGACAGGACCTACGCCTCGATCGCGGCGGCTGGTCGCCGGAGCGATGGCCGCAAGCACTTCGAGCTGGTCGACAACCGCAAAGGCGCGACCTGGGCGGTCGGGAAGCTGATCGCGCTCGCCGGCGAGCACGAGAACCTCGGTGTCGTCATCGACCCCGACTCGCAGGCGAAGAACCTGATCGCCCCGCTCGAGGCTGCCGGCGTCTCGGTCCATCTGATGAAGTCGGCCGAGCTACCCACGGCCTTCAGCGACATGTACGACGCGATGGTCCCCGCGCCCGACGACCCCGACTTCCGACCCCAGGTGTTCCACACCGGTGGCTCGCTCCTGGTCGCGCACTTCTCCGAGGCCGAGGTCCGCACCAGCCACGGCGCACTGACCTGGAGGCGGATCGGCCAGGCCGACACCACCGGCGTGCTGGCCTCCTGCTGGTCCTCCTACAAGTTCGACGAGCTCGAGACCCCGGCCGATCCGCCGCCGTCACCGCTGTCAGTCAACGAGCAGCTGCGTGACCTGATCGACCGAGCCCGCGGATCCGACGGCGACAACCCCGCCCACATGGGCTTCTGAGGAAGGGAGGTGCCGTGACTCAAGCTCCCACCGCACCGGCTCTGCCCGTTCCCGTACGAGAGGCCGGGTACGCAGACGACGGGATCCGCGGCGCATCCTTCTGGAACGACCTGACGCTGGAGGAAACCCCCGAGCTGGTGTGGCCGGCCTGCATCGGCGTCTACACGCGGATGCGCCGCCAGGACGCCCAGGTCTCCTCGGTGCTGCGCGCCGTCACCTCCCCGATCGTGCGGACCCAATGGGGCGTCGCCGGCCGCGGCTGCCGCGAGGAGGTCACCCAGTTCGTCGCCGAGAACGTGGGACTGCCCATCCATGGCCAGAGCGAGGAAGACGACAACCAGTGGGCGCTGCGCGGGATGGACCGATTCTCCTTCAGCGAGCACCTCCGGCTGGCACTGCTGATGCTGCCGTACGGGCACTCGTTCTTCGAGCAGCTGTACTACTACGACGGCACGCAGCACACGACGGCCGCCGGCGAGGTCGTCGACACCGCCCGGTTGCGCAAGCTCGGGCCCCGGCTGCAGCGCACCATCCAGGCGGTCAACGTCGCCCGCGACGGCGGCCTGGTCTCCATCGTGCAGCGCACCCCGGTCGGGATCGTCCAGACCGCCGGGCAGCTGTCCGCGTCGGTCAACCGGTGGGCCTCGACCCAGCAGCCCATCCCGATCACCCGGCTCGTGGCCTACGTCAACGAACGCGAGGGCGGGAACTGGCTCGGCACCGCACTGCTGCGGCCGGCCTACAAGAACTGGCTGCTCAAGGACCGCGACCTGCGGACGATGTCCATGTCCAACGACCGCAACGGCATGGGCGTCCCCGTCTACACCGGTGCTGAGAAGGAGACCGACCTGACGGCCGGGCGGAAGATCGCCTCCCAGGTGCGGGCCGGCGACGACTCCGGGGCCGCGGTGCCGAACACCGCCAAGCTCGAGCTGACAGGTGTCACCGGCACGCTGCCGAACATCCTGGAGTCGATCAGGTACCACGACGAGCAGATCGCCCGGGCCGTCCTCGCCCACTTCCTGAACCTCGGCACCCAGACCGGCTCATGGGCGCTCGGGTCGACGTTCGCCGACTTCTTCACGCTCTCGCTGCAGGCCGTCGCCGAGCAGATCCGCGACACCTTCACCCGCTACGTCATCGGCGACCTGGTGCAGATCAACTACGGCCCAGACGAGCCCGTGCCCCAGCTGGTCTTCGACGAGATCGGCGCCCGCCGAGGAGCCCTCGACATGCTCCGCGAGCTCCTCGGGCTCACCGACGACCAGAAGCTCGCGGAATGGATCCGCACCCACGTCACCGGCGCCTGCGGACTGGCCGGTCCGCTCCCCACCGGCGGAGCCTGAGGAGAGGACGACACACGTGAACGACAACCCGCAGAAGCTGCAGATGCCGGACGTCCCGCGCTACCGGTACTGGGGCAGCACCAAGCCCAAGAGCGACCTGGCCCAGGTCACCGTCGTGGTCACACCAGGGCCGGTCGTGATCCCCCACGACGGCGACGAGTCCACGCCGCCGCCGGCCGCGACCGGGTCGGTGGCCACGATTCGGCTGTACGCCCCGATCGACAGCTGGGGCGGCTGGTGGGGCATCTCGTCTGAAGAGGTCGCCGACGTCGTCGACGCCCTCCCGGCCGAGGTCACCGAGATCCGGTTGCGGATCAACTCACCGGGCGGCGAGGTCTGGGAGGCAATGACGATCCTCAACATGCTGCGGGCCCACCCGGCGAAGGTGGTCGCGGTCGTCGACGGAATGGCTGCGTCCGCGGCCTCGGTGGTAGCAGCCGGCGCCGACGAGACAGTCATGTCGCCGGGCACCACGCTGATGATCCACGACGCCCGATGCTTCGCCTACGGCGACCCAGCGTTCCTGCGCAAGACCGCCGGCCGGCTCGACTCCTGCTCGGACAGCGCCGCCTCGATCTACAGCGACAAGGCCGGCGGCACCGACGCCGACTGGCGTGTGCTGATGGGCGAGGAGACCTGGTACACCGCCAAGGAAGCCGTGGCCGCCGGCCTGGCCGACCGGGTCGGGGTCGTCGTCGACGCCGGCGCTGCCGCCACACCCGACCCGGAGCCTCAGCCCGACGAGCCCGACGACGACGAGATCCCCGGCGACGACAACGTGTTCGACCTCTCGATGTACCGCTACGCCGGCCGCGGACACGCGCCGGCCCCCGCCGCCGTCATGGCGGCCCACCGACCCCCGACCGCGTCCGCGGGCGGGTCAACCCCCACTCAGGAAGGGAGTCCCGCCGTGGCGTTCAGCGACGAGCAGGTCACCACCATGAGGCAGAAGCTCGGCGTTGCCGAGGACGCGGACGAGGCCACCATCCTGGCGGCGCTCGACGAGGCCCTCGACGAGCGCTCCGACCCGGACGCCTCGACCAGCACCACCCCGCCCGAGGGCATGGTCCAGATCCCCAAGGCCGGCTGGGAGCAGACCCAGGAGCAGGCCAAGGCCGGCGCCAAGGCCGCCGAGCAGCTCCGCGTCAACGAGCGCGAGGACTTCCTCAAGGCTCACCGCGACCGGTACCCCCCGACCAACCTCAAGTCGTGGCGCGAGCAGTACGACCTCGACCCCGCCGGCACCAAGGAGTTCCTCACCAAGGCGCCGGTCATCGTGCCGATCGACTCGGTCGGCTACGACACCGACAACGAGCCCAGCGACACCGACGAGATGACGACCGTCACCGAGTCGCCCGAGTACAAGAACTGGAGGATCGGCTGATGCCCGGCATCCGCGTAGTCCGCAAGACGGGCCCCCGCAGCTTCGTCCCCGCCGAGGCCATCACCGGTGGCCAGCTGCTCGAGCCGCGTCGGCGTCGCAGCCGCCGGCTCCCTGGTGGTCCTCGGCGTCGCCATCCAGGACGCCATCACCCCGGAGGCCTTCACGTCGGCCCCGGTCAGCGGCGTCCTGAACGAGGCCCAGAACCCCACCCGGGTCGGTCTGGCGTACGGCGGCGACGAGGCCCCTGTGACCTACGCCGCCAACACCACCTTCGGCCAGAAGCTCATCGCCGCGGCCGCCGGGAAGGTCACCCCCGCGGGCGCCACTCCGGACGCCCGCACCATCGTCGGCACCTGTGCGGAAGAGGCCGGGGTCCTGGCCAACGCCGTCGGGCTCATGCGGACCATCTGAGAACGGAGAACCTGATGACGCAGACCGTCCTCAGCGTGAACGATGGCCCGAAGGTCACCGTCAACACGCTGGTCAACCAGCCCCTGTTCATCCCCGCGCGGATCATCGCGCTGCTCATGGGCGCGTTCCCGGAGGAGACGCTGTTCCGCGACGCCGGCGCGAACAACTCCTCGCTCGTCCAGTACGAGGAGTCGACGCCGCTGTACCTCGACACCGACGTGGCCGACCTCGTCGAGTTCGAGGAGATCCCGGTCGGCGCCGGGCAGATCGGCACGCCCCGGGTCGCCGTGGCCACCAAGAAGGGCCTCGGCATCCGGGTCTCCAAGGAGATGCGGGACGAGAACAAGATCGACCAGGTGAACCGCCAGCTCCAGCAGCTGGTCAACACCATGATCCGGTCGCGCCTGCTCGCCCTGCGTGCCGTGCTCATGGCCGCGGACATTCCCAGCGTCGCTGCCTCGGCGGCGTGGGACGACCCGTCCGGGCGGCCGCGGAAGGACATCGCCAACGCGCAGGAGATCATCGCCACCGCGGTGCCGCCCTCCTCGCAGGGTGAGGACTTCCTCGGCTTCAACGCCGACACGGTGGCGTTCTCCGCGGCGACCACGCCGATCCTGATGGACAACGACAACTTCCTGAAGGTGTACGGCGGCAACATCGCCGACCAGAACATCGCCTACACCGGGAAGCTCGAGCAGCAGGTCATGGGTCTGGACCCGCTGCAGGTCCTCGGCTTCGACCCCACCAGGGCACTCGTGCTCGAGCGGAAGACCGTGGGCTTCTACTCCGACACCAGGGCGCTGCAGTCCACGGGGCTCTACCCCGAGGGCAACGGCCCCAACGGTGGCCCGACCGAGTCGTGGCGTTCCGACACCACGGCCAAGCGGGCCATGGGCGTCGACCAGCCGCTGGCCGCCTGCTGGATCACGGGGATCACCTCGTGAGCGGCGGCGAGGCCAAGGCCGGCAAGTACGAGATGGTCGCGGTCCGCTGGGACCGGATCCTGTCCAAGCCGGGTGAGCCGCTCAACTTCGAGCGGTTCGGCAAGGGCGACACCGTCGACCTCACCGCGGCAGAGGCGCAGCGCCTGGTCAAGGCCGGGGCGGTCGTCAAGCCGGGCGACGCCGAGAAGGCCCGGGTGGAGGCGGCCAAGGCGCAGCTGGACGCCGCCCTCGCCGCGCTGCCGGAGGACCTCCGCGCGGAATACCTCGCCGCCCTGCAGGGCAGCTCGAGCAACTCGAGCTCCAGCAGCAGCGGATCCGGTGGTTCGGGCTCCGAGAAGAAGCCCGTCCAGGAAGACCCGGCGTCGTACAACATCGCCGACGTGATGGCCTACGTCGGCAACGACGCGGACAAGGCGACGGCGATCGCCGAGCTCGAGCAGGCCCGCGGCGACGGCAAGACGCCGCGGTCGACCCTGCTCGATCAGCTGGTGGCGATCGCGCAGACCGCCGGCCAGAGCTGAACGGGAACTGACCCGTGCCCCAGCCGGACAACCCGCTCTTCGTGACCGCCGACCTGACGGGCCTCCTCCAGAGGCCCGTCAGCGACGAGGCCGCGGAGATGGCGGAGAAGATCGTCTGGGGCCGGGTCAGGTCTCTGCTGCAGCTCACCGAACGGCCCGCCGAGCTCGACGACACCCTGGCCGGCCTTGTGG